CTGCATTTACTTCTCTCCATTCAAAAGAACTTTCATAAAAAGGATTATTTTCAAAATCATCATCATGTTGTCTAATTATAACTTTTGCATCTAATCCTGTACAATTTCCTTTAGAAATCTTACATTTTGATTTAGTATAATACCAATAATTATTTGGTAAAGTTACTACATCACTTGTAATTGTAGCAGAAGCATCTGTAATTACTATTGGTCTTATATCTTCTATAGTTCTATGATTAGTTTCAAATCCTAACTGTGTTCTAAATCTTGGTTCAGCAATAGTCTTAACAAAAATAGTCTGAGCTTCATTTAGAAATAAATCAATTTCAGGCACTAAAAAGTTTCTGAAGTTTTGGCTATCGCCTTTATTCAGTTTTAACTTAAACATATAGTGCATTTCCTTTACCATTACTCAGCTTTAGCTACTTTATCTAACAAGTCTATTTTGAACATATTATTCTCATCATCTTTCAAATAAGTTAAAACTTCTTCTAAGCTATTGCCTAGTGTAGTTCCATGATACTTATATTTAAGACCTTCTTTTGTCATTAACCCTACTTTAACTGCTTTTTCTACTAAAGCTGTTAATGTAAAATCTTCATTACTCATTTTAATGTATGGAATTAATTTTTCAATTTCTTTTTCCAACATATTGTCAAGGTGCATATCAATGAAATCTTCACTTTGACTATCTGCTAATTTACCTGAAGATAAGAATAATAATTTTCCTTTTTCTTCTTTGTTCATAGCTGTGATAGCTTTTTTCACCTCTTCTTTCTTAGTCCTCTTAGCTCTGTACAATTCAACTTCATAGTTTTCATCTACAATGTAATGAGTAGCTTCAGGAAATTTCCCTTCTTCCCATTCTTTAAGAGAATTAGCTACAGTAGGAGATTTTTTTAAAATAGCTACTTTCACATATTCAATAGGATTATCTAAATTTAAAAACATTGTATTATTTTCTAATTTAGTTCTTCCCATTTTAGCTCCATAAAAAGGATGTGATGTTCCAGGTATAAATTGAGTAGATAAATCTACACCTAATTTTTTACTGTATAGCTCAAGTTCACTAATCATAAACTTGTTCCCACCTTCTTCCCATTCTATGTTTTTCTCTCTTCCTAATGCAATAGCATAATTCATAGTATCATCAGGTAAAGCTTCAATAGTCTTTGGTCTAGTGATACTAGCTTTACCTGTGTTACCATGCCACCTTTTTACAGGTAGTGGTTTAATTTCAATTTGTCTTTCTGTCATGTTATATTATATTTGGTTTACTTTGCAAATATAGTAAATTAATTACTCTTACCTATCAAAATTTCACCACATCTTGTAATATCTTCAATATGTACTCCTAAAGTATCTTCCATAACCATTTCATAGTAAGAACCTTTATGAGCAGCAGTACCACCTTTAGTTGGACCTGTAGGACCATAAAGACCATTGACATAAGCAAAAGCATAGCCATCTTTTTTCTTCATGATTCTTACGTTATTCTTACCTGAAGTAGTAGAATCTCCAAAATCAAGGAATGTAATTCTTCTTGACTCTAAAGGAACACCCATATTATCTTTCTCGAAATGAATTTGAGTATCATCATAAGCAGGGCAATGTACTAATTCTAATTCTTGTCCATTGAACAATTTAAACTTAGTAAATCTATAACCATAGCTATAAGCATTAGAGTGATATTCAGAGGTAGCAGCTTCAACAGGGTTAAAGTTTCCTGCCATAATTCTAGCACCTTTTTTCTCCCAAAGATTGTCATAAGCTCTATGAAAATCAAGCATACCATAAAGTCCTGTAAGTGCAACCACTTTTTGACCTTTAGCTATTGATTTTTTTCCAAACATTACATCCATCATAAACTCTTCTACAAGAGTAGCTGTAATTTGAGATGTCTTATATACTTCACCATCTTCTTGTATCATTTGTTGGATACCAGGTCCTGCTACAATAGCTCTACCTGTAGAACCTACAAGGTCACTAGAAGATTGTCCATAAAGGAATAATTTTTCTTTTTCCATTTCAAACTCTTGGAAATATTCTGCTTCTGCATAAGCAATCCAAGAATTTTTCATTCCTGCCTTAGTAGGAATTTTTGTAGAAAGTGTAGCTGTAGAAGCCCAGTTAGTTATTTTGTATTCTTTTCTTAACAAAGACATTCTGTTAGCAAAAGAAACCATATTACCAAACTGAGTAGTTCCTGCATCAACAGCACCTTCTTCATAGTTAGAGAATAACTTTCCAAATTGTTTTCCCATTTTAAGCATTGAAGCAGGGAAACCTTTTGTAGAATTAGCTAATCTAACTTTATAAATATAACCTTTTCCTCTAGGTACAGGTTTTTCTTCAATTCTTAATTGATATTTAACATGAGATGTACCAGGTGTTAAGTTATCACCAGGTCCATACCAATCCTCATCTAAGAAAATAAAGAAAGGTTGCCCATGCTCTCCTAAAAGAGTTACAGCAGAAGGCTCAACATTACCCATACAAACAGCAGGTCTCGAATCAGCATTTTTCAACTTCCAAGTCCATTCAACACTATCTATAATTTCTTCACTACCATACATTTTGGAAGCAAGAGCATTGTTAGAATAGTATTGCGTAGCTGAGAACATTTTAGTAATATGCCCTTCAAGTTCTGTAGGCTTTACCATCAAATTTAAACCTAAATGGTTTAGTTCAGTCATTTTAGAGTGTCTAACACCCTTACTGACTATAAGACTATTTTGTAATTTTGACATAATTTGTTTTATTTAAATTTATTATTATATTAATTCGTGTAATGGAACTTCTTTTTTAGATACTCTTACTTTTGGTTTTCTATCTCCACTTTGTCTTTGAATCTCTTGTCTCATCTCTTTAACTATACCTGTTTGTAAATCACTTTTAATACTATCTAGTTTAAAACCTGCTTTAACAAATTTAGCTAATAAGGTAAGATTATCTTTATCTTTCATTCCTGTAAAAAGGTCATGATAGAATTGTGTAATTTTCTTACCACCTTCAACATCCACTTTATTTTTAAAACAGTATTCAGGTATCTCAGCTTGTTCTTTCTTGCTTAATTTAACACCTTGAATTTCTGTTTTAGTAGCTACAAACTCTCTCATAGCTTTTATATTCCCATTCTCTTTTTCTCTTCTTTCTCTAGCAATATTATTAATTCTATCTTGCTCTTCTAAATCAGCATCACTCTGAGCTTTTACAATCTTTTTAAATTCAGCTCCTGAAGTGGCACTTAATTTATTAGTATTTTCTAAAGTCTCTATAAAAGAGTTGATGTAATCTTCATCATAACCTTCTTTTTTTAATTTAAAGCTCATGACTTTTTTCTGATTTTCTACATCTGTCAAATCCAGGTTTGAATCTAGTACTTCAGTATCTCTATCCATTAAAGATTCTAAGTAAGCTAGACCATCTCCACCTTTTGCTACTATCTTTAAGAAGTTCTTACCTATTGGTGGTAAATCTTTTATCTTCTTTTCAATACTAGCATCTTGACTGGCTTCTAAACCTTCATCAATAAGTTCTTGCAAATCCTCTTCTTCCAAATCTTCTAATGTAACACCCTCTTCAAGATAATCTTCTACATTTAAGTAACCTTTATCTACTAAAGTATTAACAAGAGCTAATTTGATATTAGATGTTCCTTCAGAACTTTCTCCTTTATCTACTAAATCATTTTCAGGGTTTTCAGAAGGAGTATCAACTTCTTCTTTTTCCCAATCAATAGTTGTCTCTTCAACTATTTCTTCTTTCTTTTGAACTCCTTTTTCTTTTGGAGTTTCTGTTTCAATTTCGGGTTTGTCTTTTTCAATAATATCTACAATATTTTCTGCTGTATCTACTACTGATGTTTCTTCTTCATCCCAATTGATTTCTAAATTGTTTGTTGTTTCTTGGCTCATTTCTTTTGCAAATTTAAGGTGATTAAAAGTTTATTAAATGTTTTTCTTTAATTTTTTGGAAGATTTTTTTTCTCCCTATAGATTAATTTTTAATTTTATGGTGTTTTTTTAGACGCTATTTTTTTCTTTTCAAGTTCAATTTTCTTACTATCTATAGATTTATCATGACTAAATTTCTCTTTTTGCAACTCTAAAGCTTCTTTTTTTATTTCAGTTTCAGCTATTTTTCTAGCTAATTCTACATAATCATTTATTCCATTATCATTTTTATCTTCATCAGGATTAAATGAAGCTCCTGTTACAGCAGCAATAGCCATACCTTTCTTAGTTTCTTCTTGGTTTTTATGAGTAACTAATTCCATAGCATTACTATGTTTTTGTTGCTCTTGTTGTTTCATCATTTCCTGCATCTGCATTTCATGTTGTTGTTGAGATTGTTGAGATTTTTGATTTTCTTCAACTAATCTTTTCTCAGCAGCTTTCATTGTTTCTTCTGCTTGAGTTAAATCTTCTTCTTTCATTATAGAAATAACATCAGACATTTTAATAACTTGATTTTGCATTGCAGCATGAGAAAGTTGATTTAATGTATCTTTTATTTGTTCTATTTTTAATGAATTTTGAACATATAATCCCATAGAAGCATTCTCAAATAAATGCCCATCTACTTTAAACATATTAATACTAGAATCATCAAGAACATAAGATAGATATAAATCTTCCTTATCTTCAAAAGCTACTTTAGATTTTTCAATTAAACCTGTAAGCATATTTCTTTTTACTAAATCATGTAATGCAAAGTAAGGTTCTAATAAAGTAGCTCCTTGTGCTAATGCAGCTTGAGTATTACTTACAGCATCATTAGTAGATATTTGTGCTACCATTTGGTCATTAATACCTACAGCTTCTTTACATTCATTCTTAATATGCTCTGCTAATTGTACATACTTATCTAAATCTTGAGCAGTAGATAAATCCACTTGTTTAGCCATTGTATTTACATCACTATATCCATCCATACCTTCTTCATGAGGATTGAAAAACATAAATGGTGTTGAATCAAAAAAGTGTTGCCATTGGTGAATATCAATACCTGCTGAATCAGGAATAGCATTAATGTTCATCATTAATTTTTTACCTCTATCAGAAGCCATTAATAATTCAATTCTGAAATAAACAATATTGTAAATATATTGCCAATATTTCATTCTATCTACAATAGAAGTTAGTTGTGAATTTCTTTCATCTACAACAGCACCATAATAAGGGAGTTTACTATAATGTAATTTTCTCATATCTCTAAATTGACCTGGTATAGGTCTCTTTCTAAGATATATCTCATTAGGTAAAACATAAGTCTCATATACTTCAGGAATCCATTCATAACTAAGCTCTATATCTCCTATATTCTTATCTAATTTATAGTTTTCATCTACAATCATTTCTTGTTCTTTACCTTCATCATCTAAATAAGTTAAAGTAACAATTTCTCTTAAAGATTTCCAACAACAATGATATACTGAAACACCAATATTTACATCTGTATTTACTATTTCGTCAAAATCCCAATCAATAGTATTTAACCCACCTCTATTATATGTTTTTTCTTGAATTAATCTTATTTCTTCTTCGGTCAATTCATCTCCAAACTCAGTTATTATTTCATTAAAAGTCATATCATACTCATAAAAACAAGCTTCTCCATTTTCAAAAAATACTTCATCAGATTTTTTTAAATATCTAAATCTTTTAGGATTTAAAGCTTCTACAGTAGGCTCACCATGTTTAATATCTATCTTACCAACTTCTATCCCTGCAATTACAGAGTCTTTCCACATAATATTAAACTTTCTTTTTATATCTTTTTCTTGTATAAGATATTTAAGAATTTGATTAGTCATTACTTCAAGAGGGTCTTGATGGTCTCTCTCCATATATTTTAATACTTCAGGAGGAGTTTTAGCTTTTACTTGTTCTTGTATTTGAGCTTGTAATTGCTGAATCTGTTGTTGAGATTCAGGAGAACCATCTTGTTGTAATTGTTCTATTTGTTGTTTATATTGTTGATTAGTATTTTCTATGATAGGATTCATAATACTATTAACAACAAAATCTCTAAGCATTTCAGCTTTCTTTTGTTCTTTTCTAGTAGTTGCTTCAGGGTTTACTGCTACAACCCTCCAAACAAAAGGTCTTTTTAATTCCATTCCTTCCAGGACCTTAACTTTTGTAGAGATTATATCTCTATTTTGTAATCTAGCAGGAAGCTTATAGTTTGGATTATTATAAGGATTTACAACATATTTAAAATCTTCTTCATCTAATATGTTATTTACTAAGTCATAATTAACTGAGGTCTTTTTTAAATCAGCATACTGACAAACTGTTAAAACCCATCTAGCTTTCTTTTTAAACCAATCATAGTCTTTAGCTATTTTCTCATTCCAAGATAGTCTCTCAACTTTATCACCTATGTCAAAAATAGCATAATCCATCTTATTATTAATTTAAAATGCAAATATAATTAAAATTATCCACCCAATAAAGATTTATATGCTTTAAGTAAGCTTTTTCCTTTGTTTTTATCACTTTTATCTTCAAATTCTTTATCTATATATTCTTCTTGAACTTGAAATATAGCCATAATTAATGCAGAAATAACGTCATATCTTGTAGCTTGTAATCTATCATAACCTATTAATTCATCTAACAGTCTTAGATTATAAATCTTATTCAATCTCATTACAGGTTTCCCTTCTTCATCATATTCACAAATCTGTAATAACCAATCTTTTATATACTTCTCTCCTGCATCTCTAAGTTGAGTTGTCATGTGACAACCATATATTCTACTTACTGTAGATTTTTTAACAGCTTTAGAAATAACACCATCAGGTTGAAGTGCCAATAAGCTTAGTAGTTTTCTTCTTTGGAAATATGTTTTAACATCAGGTACTTCATTCTCATACATTACTTGAGTATTATACCACATAGCTAATAACTCTCCTATTCTATGATTATCATCATTAGTTTCATTTCTTCCTATATAAATAGCTACAATATTATCATTATAGAAATTAGAAACACCTTTCATATTAGATTTATATACAACATAACTAACTAAAGATGTACCTGAATCTTGTCTTACAGGGTCATATCCTATTTTATACAAACCTTTAGGAGCATTTTCAATAGGTCTTTCATATACTGTAAGACAACCTATTTCATCTTCATTTACAGTCATACTATCTATTCTAGTAAGATTCTTCTTTAAATCTACATTAAAGATTACTCCTAAACTTGGGTCTAAAGATAGTTTCCCATTCTGACCTCTTAAATCATTAAGACCTCTATTCTTAACAATATCTCTTTGAGCTTTAAGTTCTTGTATTGGAAATATATTAGAGCCTGTAGAACCAAAAGCTTCTGAAGGAGTTAATGGATTCTCTTGCTCCATTTGGTTTAATTGTTTTGCAGTAGCACCTTTAGCTTTTTTATCTTCTCTAAGTT